TTATGGTGGTTGGGTGCTACACCGTATAGTGTCGCCTTGAAGTTTCTGCCCCACCTCTTTCGAGGTAGGCGGACAATAGCACGACACTCCCATGTTTACTAAATGAACGGATAGTGTCGGTGGGGGGTGCAACACTTAAGCCATGACGAAGCTAGTAGAAGTTGAGACCATCTATGCACAGATGTCTGAGTTCTCGGACAAGTCATTCCGTCCACATCCTTGGACTATGGGGTTCTTGTATAACATCAACGGTGGGGCCACCGTCTGGTGGGATCATGCCCATGAGTCAGAAAGATATTCTGCTGCAAAGGTTGACTTGGTTGACTGGATGCACGAGAATGGACTGATTGCAGATTCATTTATCAGATTGATTCCATTGCCAGAAGAAAAAAACTTAACACTACCGGGAGTCTTGATTCTCTGGAGACCAGAAGGACAAGACAAAGCAGGTGTCTACGATCTTGCGAAGGATTACATAGAAGGGTTAACCAATGCCACACAGCAATAAAGAGACACTATCACTAGCTTGGTGTGATAACGGTGTCACCGATGGCAAGTTCACAGAAGGACTTGTTTACACAACATTGATGGCACACACAGTTGGTGTACCAATCAATAATGCAATGAGAGTCAAGGGTAATCAGATCTCTCGCCAGCGTATGGAGTTGTTTAACCTATGGGCAGACAACGCTAAGACTGATTGGATCCTATGGGTTGACTCAGATGTAGTCATGACCAAAGAAGTTCTCAAACTGCTATGGGATACAGCAGACAAGGTATCAAGGCCTGTTGTATCGGGTGTATACTTTGTATGGAAAGACCATGCAGGTTCACTACCAGTACCTATGCCAGCAATCTTTTACAAAGGCCGGACTGAGTATGAACTTGAGTTCATTCATCCACTACCGGAACCACAAGTTATTGAGATTGATTCTGCAGGATTCGGATGTCTATTGATGCACAAGTCAATCATCCCTAAGATGAGAGAGAAGCATCCTGATAAGAGCTTCTTCCATGAAGTTGATCTAACAGAAGAGAAATTTATTGGCGAAGATATTATCTTCTTCAATCGCTTGAAAGAAGCAGGTGTTCAAGCATATGCACATACTGGTGCCATCGTTACACACATGAAGACTATTCAGTACGACCTAGATTATTACGCATTGTTCTGGTCTACTGTTAAGAAGGAACAAGATTTAAGAGAAGCAGAGGCAGTAAAGAATGATTGATCCAAAAGAACTTCTCATTGAAGTACTACGAGCCAAGGATGCTACTCGGTCTCGCTCAGTACAGACACAGGTGGGCCCATCAGAACTTGGTGGCTGCCGTAGAAAAGTTTGGTATCGCCTGAACGCTCAGATCGAAACCAATGACAACGAACTAAAACTCGCAGCGATTATGGGAACTGCAATCCATGCAACCATCGAGGAAGCATTGGCTCTTGCTGATCCTTCGGGTGAAAAGTATGTTGTTGAAAGCGAAGTGGAATACAACGGTATGAAAGCTCATATCGATTTATGGATTCCCGAAACTGGTGCTGTTGTAGATTGGAAGACATCTAAGATTAAGAACCTTAGTTACTTCCCATCAAAGCAGCAACGCTGGCAAGTGCAGACATATGGCTACCTACTTGAGAAGTCTGGATTGGGGAATCCTAAGACGGTTAACTTGGTAGCCATCGCAAGAGATGGTGATGAGAGGGATGTGAAGATCCACTCAGAAGCTTATGATCCTACAATCGGAGAAGAAGCATTAGCTTGGTTGGAAGAGATTAAGAAGTCATCGATTGCACCTGATCCGGAAAAGGATGCCAGTTACTGTAAGTTCTACTGCAAGTACTACGACTCATCTGGTGAGTTAGGATGCGTTGGTATAAAAAAAGAACTTATTAAGCCATCGGACATCATCATTGATGATCCGGAGGTGGACTCAAATGCTCTTCTATTCTTGCAATTAGGTGAGCAGATCGATGAACTAACCGACAAGCGTGATTCATTACGAACTACCTTTGAAGGTGTAACGGGCAGGACGGCCAGCGGCGTTGAACTTAGTTGGACAGTAGTCGCTGGTCGTCAGTCCATAGATGAAAAGGAAGTCGAGAAACTTCTCGGCTTTATCCCGAAGAAAGAGCCGGGCAAAGAATCGACTCGACTCAATATCAAACTAGCGAAGGGTGAATAAGATGGCCGAACTAGGCTTTCAAGTATCAACAAAGACTCCTGATGGAACAATCTTTGTAATCGCAGATGCCTCATACCAAGGCTTCGCAAATAAGTTAAACGAAGCACTCGATGCATCAGGTGCAGAACACTTGCTTCAAGCAATGGCTTCTGCATTTGCATCAGCACCAGCATCACAACCAATGACTACCAATCAGATTACACAGTCATTCAATGCACAAGTCATTACTCCACCAGCAGATGCTTGGGGTACACCACCACCTGCAGCAGCACCAACAGGTGGCCCTGTATGTAAGCATGGGGAATCAGCAAAGCTCGTACCTGCCGGAATATCGAAGTCAACACAGAAGCCATACCGTGCCTTCTATGCTTGCTCTCGTCCACAGGGCCAGCAATGCGACTTCAGAGCCAACGCTTCTTAGCCAAGCTGGTGGAGCCGGGTGCTGATCCACAGTATCCGGCTTACACCGGAAGCGAGCCATGCTCGACAATCGGAAATGATTTTTATTGTGATGATCTGACTCACGAATACGATGAGATCTTATTCAAAGCATGCAACGGATGCCCATTACTAAAGGACTGTTTCAACTGGGCATTACACAATGAAAGGTATTACTACTGGGGTGGTTCAACCGCTGCAGATAGACACAAGATACGAAAACAATTCGATATAAAAATTCACGAGAGGTGGTCGCTAAGTGCTTAACTTGTTACAAGCAGTACACAGCACCAACTCTTCTGCTAAGCCTTTACCTGATACATGGGAGGGCATGAAGCGGATGTCTATGCGATTCCGTCAGTCACAGTTGTGTCTTATCGCTGGACAACCGAACTCAGGTAAGAGCTTGATGGCGTTGGTATACGCCTTGAGGTCGGGGGTACCAACCCTTTACTTCTCGGCGGATACCGACCCCATCACACAGATGTTCCGTACAGTTGCAGGTCTGACTGGATTAGCACAGCACCAAGTAGAGACATACTTAGATGCAGATCCTCATTACTTTGACATCTTGCTGGCGGAGAAGGCATCTCACATTAAGTGGGTATTTGATCCATCGCCAGACATTGATGCTATTGAACTGGAGATCCTTGCTTATGGCGAGGTCTATGGCATGGCACCTGCATTGATTGTTGTGGATAACCTAATGAATTGTATCTCGGTAGCAGGTGAAGAGTGGTCGGGTATCCGTGCCATCATGTCAGAGCTGCACCATGTGGCTCGTAAGACTGGTGCTTGTGTACTTGCACTCACTCACATGTCAGAAGCCGGTACTGGAGATCCAAAGTTTCCTGCACCACGAAGAGCAATACTTGGCAAGGCATCTCAGCTTCCGTCCATGATCCTATCCATCGCAATGGATCCGGAGTATGGACAGTTCAGAGTTGCTGCAGTTAAGAATAGATTCGGTGAACACTCAGCCGATGCATCACAGTATGCGACCTTGCTTATCGATCCATCGAGAGTACAGATAGCAGACCAAGATGCACAGGGTCGAGCAGATGTAAGACCGGGGGTGAATTTCGTTGGACTCCAAGCAATCGAGGGCAAATAAACGCAAGGGTTCTGGATGGGAAGTAGAGCTTGTCGAGTACTTCAGAGACAAGGAACTCGTAGCAGAACGCTTACGACTCAGCGGAACCAATGACGAGGGAGACCTATGGTTCTTCAAAGACAAGAAGTTCTATGTCGTTGAAGCAAAGAACACCAAAGGTTTCTTACCCGGACAATGGATGAAGGAAGCAGTACTGGAAGCACAGAACTGGATTAAGAAACGCAAGTCATCAGGGCCAGCGATACCTATAGTCATTGCTAAACGAAGACAGCATGGCGTTGGTAAAGCATTTGTAATACTGGAACTCGACACATTTATGGAGGTAATAGAATGAATACATTAAGTAATCTACTGACAGTAACAGCAGGTGTAGCCCTGTATTTCTTTGCTGAAAGTTTTTACTACCATGTACAGGCACGACTAGAAGATCGCCGCATGCGATTGGAGATCGCAGCTCACGAGCAGTACATGCGTGACTTAGCTGCACTCAAAAAGAATCAGAGAGTTAAGAAGACAGCACAGCGATTCTAATGGCTGCCGATGCTGACCTTCTCCGTGCAGTTATCCGTCACTACGGGGGAGAAGTAAGAGATGGATACTCGAAGCCGGTCAAGTGTTGCTTCCATCAGGATGCACACAGATCAGCAGTCATGAGTACCGATGGAGATAAAGCAGGACTCTACTATTGCCACACATGTGGCATAGGTGGAGATGCATATACATTGCTAATGTGGAGAGAAGGAGTTGAATTTCGTGTTGCTATCGAACGAGCGATTGACATTGCTAAAGGATCTGGCATCGACATACAATCAAAAGATAGACG